TAGTGACCTGACCGGGAAACTTAAGATGGTCTGGCTGTTCTGATATACCTAATGCAAATGAGGGTACTGTTTGTGTTATGCCTGCCATTATCTTCTAAGGTTTTTCCAAGGTTGATAGGTTTGATATGTGGTATTATCTTCAAAGCCAAACATGCTATGATCTGCTTGATTACAGTCGTACTCCTGTAGTGCAGCCCTAGCCTGTTGCTCCTGTACTGCAAGTAATTTAACAAGTTGAGGATTTGCTACAAGCTGTGTAGCAGCAACACGAGAAGCTCTATAGACAATGTAGCGACGAAAGACGATAGGTAGATCTTCAAATTCGTAGAGCTTGACAACATCTAAAACAAGATTGCTGGTAAATATATTAGTATGACCTATCTTATCATACAAGAATCCATTACGGCGTACAAGGTCCTTAGTTCTACGAGTATAGTCGTCGTGCAAGTCTAGTGATAAAACATCGTTAGGTATTTGTATCTTACCCTGCTCGTTGATAGGATACTCTACATGTTTCTCTGTATTAAAATGCCACCCCTCTGCCTGCGTGTCTACGTTAGCATCTCGGAGTAGGTTAAATATAAATGATACCTCTGGGTTTTCAAAGTTGAGGGTAGTCAACGGTGCTTGTCCGATAGCCCCCAGTATATTGTTCACTGCGGATAGTTCGGTATCGATGTCAATAGTTGTGGAAGCCATATA